TCTGGCAAATCCGAAACGTTTTATGATATTTTGGGACTAGAAGAGAAATGTTCGCACGACGAGATAAAGAAAGCGTATCGAAAGTTGTCATTCATGCACCATCCAGATAAAAACGGAAATAGCGCAGAGTCGACAGAAAAGTTTCAAAAGATTTCGGAAGCATTCAGTGTACTAAGCGACCACGACGAGAGGGTGAAATATGACATGAATCGTAACAATCCTTTTGCGAATATTGGCGGAATGGGTGGCGGTGTTAGAATAAACCCTATGGATATTTTTAACATGTTCATGGGTGGAATGGGTGGAATGGGTGATTCAAATACATCACATCCTTTAAACGGGTTTGTAAATATGGGAGGTATGGGAGGTCTGGGAGGTCTGGGAGGACAAGGACCGCGAATTATAATCAGAACATTTGGACCAGGAGGGGAGTCAATGAGTGAAAATATAATGGGAGGAATGGGAGGAGCGCACAATGACCCGTTTAGTTTACTTAACCAAATGATGCATGGTATGCAAGATATGCATGATATGCACGATATGCACGATATGCAGAATATTCATGACTCACATCCTTCTCCGCGACAAGAGATGCATCAACATCAGCAACATCAGCAACATCATCCGTCACACCCCTATAATATTCAGCGAACCCCTCGATTCCAAAAGAAAGTTGAACCGAAACCGCCTCTTATAAGTGTAAGTGCGACAGTAACACTAGAACATGTATGTCAAGGAGCAACGATACCGGTAGAGATGGAGCGCTGGAACGTAAATAGCGAAGGCGTACACGAGCTGAGTAGTCATGTGGAGTATATATCGGTGCCAATGGGCGCGGAAAATGGGGAGGTAATACTATTAAGCAATCGCGGTAATGAAACGGGTGACGGTACACGCGGTGATGTGAAAGTAACATTTATAGTAGAAGAGCACCCCGTATTTAAACGAAATGGGTTGGACATTTTACTAGAAAAAAGCATAACGCTAAAAGAGGCATTATGTGGATTTGTATTCGATATAGCGCACCTAAATGGTAAGAAATTTTCATTCAATAGCTCAGCAGGGAATATAATAAGGGATGGGTTAATAAAAACGATACCGCGTCTTGGTTTACATCGCGGCAATGAGTGCGGAAATTTGAACGTAGTTTTTAAGGTGACATACCCGGATAAGTTGAGCGAGGAACAAATAAAAACATTGGCGAATACATTATAAATAAAAGTCGTTATACTACCAAGTATCCGGTTACTGTATTGCATTAGCTGGCATTAGCTGGCGTGTTTGAGTGTATGCGCGGATACTTTTGCCATGTATGCAGCGCGATTTGTTTTGTAAAGATTTGCGAGTTCAGGAACGAGTGGGTCGTCGGGATTGGGTTCATGCATAAGCGACGAAAGACTGAGAAGTAGTTTAGAAACGGTAAGCGCGGGGCTCCATCTGTCCTTGAGAATGTCGATACAGATACCGCCAGATGAGTTGACATTTGGGTGTAAAATCGGCGTGATGAATTTAACGTGAGGCGGCTTGAAGGGATAGTCGATGGGGAACTCGATGTCTAGGAAGAAAATGCCGCCGTGGTATGGGGTGCCTTCAGGTCCGGTAATTGTCGCGCGCCATTTCATAATATCGTCTGAATGGGGACCGGCGCTACAGTTGGAGGGAGGATCTTTGACGAGTTCGGAAAGTTCTTTCTGGATGCGTTTGGTGATGCTCATGTTTGCGTCTTTATATGTGTATGTATGGGTGTTTAATAGTCGGTTTTGTATCTCTATATATATTACGTTACATATTTTGTATATCAATTTTCTTGATAGACAAAATAAAAAATAAAAATATAAATATAATATAAACATATAATATTTTTTTGAGAGATGTGCTATAGTGTAGAATCGAGCGCAAAAACCAGTTTATTCTCTTTAGTGGCAGTTATACTATTATTCAGAACAAACGTACCTCATTTTAAATGGATAGCAATTATATTAGTAGGATGGTGTGGAATGCAAATTGCAGAGATGTTATTATGGCTTACAAACCCGCGTAAGTCTTGTACGTGGATGAACAAGTTGATAACATTAACACTTATTCCATTGGTATTAGTTTCACAACCACTGGTTGGATTACTTGGTTCACTTTTTGTGAAACCGTGGTCTCAATGTAGCCAAAAACGTAAGTTATTTATTGTATTGTATGCTGTATTAGCTACGGTTGTAGTGTTGGTATACTTTTATAAAGACCCAGAAAAATATTGCACAACAGTTACACCGGAAGGTCACCTTCATTGGTGGTTAACTAACTTCAATCCTAAATATGAAAAAGATAAGTTACTGGCATATTACGTGTGTATGGTTATAATATTCATCCCTATACTTATGTTATGGGATGTTTCATATAAAGTAATTATTGCTATTAGTATATTACCTTTAGTTGGATTTATTTACGGATTGAGGACAGACTCTAAGGGAAGTATATGGTGTCACTATACGAGTTATACATCAATTATTGGATTATTGGTATACATATTATATAAATTCAAGATATACAATATTTTGAAGTGATGCTAAAGTCAAATGAGTATTTTGAGATTTTTACGAAAAATTATGAAGGTTGAAAACATCGTCCCGAACGCGTAGTACCATTTGGGAGTTGACAAGAAGTAGCTTGGCGATATTGGTGGAGGCGAACGGAGCGATTCAGAGCACCCACACCTGAACCAGGGACAAAACGGATTACATTACTATTATCTGCTATACTTGTAAAAATAATACGACGAGTCCCACCCACAGCTCTTGTTGCGCGGACAAGTCCACGAGCGACATTGTAAGTTTGGTTACTAACAGTCATCTTGATGAACTATATATATATATATATATATATATATATATATATATATTTATTTATATATATAAACTATTATTATGTATGAACATGACAATTTTATAATTATTAGTCTGTATCTTTATAATATATTTGTGTTAAAGAACTTCCGTCAACAGCAATAATATATCCTTTTATTACTAACCCGGTAATTTTTTCAATTGTGCCATTTGTTCCGTTAAATTTACTCCATAATGTTGAACCACATATTTGTACATTTTGTGTTTGGAGATTTTGTTCATGTTCCAGTACCAAATAACGACCGGACATAGGATACCTAGTAAAACCTCCGATATCTGTTGGTTCACTGATTGTGCTGTTTCCATATCGGTTCGCATATGCGCCGCAATGTGAGTGTTCGCATATAATAATTTCAAAAATTCTATGTAAATCACGAGCTAGTTTTATATGTGTATCGACGTAGTCACTCCATCCACTAGTACTTGTAGATAATCCATTATATCCTAAAGATACTAATAGTCCATTATATCCTAAAGATACACCTGCTCCTATTATTTCATCATAATTATTATAATAACCTCTACAATTTAAATTACATGTAATATTTTCGCGCAGTCTAAAATCTATACAATTAAAAACTATAGCAATTGCTGTTGTAGCATTAGCATCTTCGGCAGTACTAGTACAATTGCAAAAATCATGTTCTTCTTCTTCTAAAATACGCGTATTAACAGTACTTATTATATTACCCAAACCGTCGTTTTCATACTCTGCGCTAATAAAAGGATCTGTTCCTTCTGGGTTAGTTTTAAGCGTTTTTACAATATTTGGATTTGTTAATGGAATAGTATTGGTTCCCCACGAGGCTGATGTAATTTCTTGTGTAAATGTTACCTGGTTTGGAGGAGTACCTTTAGTAACGTTAAATGCAAGAGACCGAAGTCCCGGAGAAGGAATCGTATCTGACATTTTATTATATGTTTATTATATATTTTAATGTATTAAAAAAATTTACTAAATAAATGTAATAAATATTAAAATATGTAATAAATATTAAAATATATATTAAAATTAGTTTTTTATTTATTACAATTCCTAGACCATAAAATTGAAACAAATAAAAGCCAATAAATAAAATACAGAACTCAAAAGTTAGTACCCACACCCATCGCCAAAAATGTCTATCCATACTCTTATTGCCGCTGCTACCATCGCCCACGATAATATCGATGTTGATATCGCTTCCACTCCTCGCGCCGAAGTTGAAGAAGAATCCAAATACCCCCGCTCGCTCCAAGAAGTCGCTGCAATTGATTTGTCATTTCTAAACGACACGTGGGCTGCCGATATGCTCCGCGACGCAATGAATGCAGTCGTTTTAGCCCAAGAAAAACCCGAAATCATCCAGCAAAAAATCGATGTATGGACGTACCTTTCGACCTATGAACCACCATCGGGGCAAGGATTCATGTTTAGCCGCGGCGATTTAGTTGTTCAAAGCGTTCAGCATTATATGCAAGTCGGACACTCAGGTTGTAGCATGGCGCTCACGATGCGTCATCTGCAACTACTCGCCAAAATCGGATTCCCACAATATCGCGAAGGATACACAAAGAAACAAAGTTAAATACCAGTGTAATTATTGTAAGGTAAGTAAATTATAAATTTATGAATAAATTATGAATATATATTTTTTAATAGTGAATAAAACAATATATAAAATTGATATAAATATTTTAAATATTATAAATATTATTAACCACACATAACAAGAAAATACAAATAATATGGAATTAGCAACAGAACCTGATACATATTCTCCAAATATGGACGACAAAGGAAACTATATAGATAAAGTTCCATCATTTAATACTATATCAATCGCGAATGGAATAAGGTGTTCGTGTGGAACAAGAAAAGATAAAATATATACATCACATGCTACTTTTACGGCACACATTAAAACAAAAACACATGAAAAATGGCTTCAAGATTTAAACACAAATAAGGCAAACTTTTATATTGAAAATCAAAAATTAAGAGATGTTGTTCATTCTCAAAAAATAATGATAGGAAAATTAGAATTAGAATTAACAAACAAAAATATGACAATTGATTATTTGACGCAACAATTAGTTAAAATAAATACATCTGTATCATCATCGTCATCTTCTTCAAATATAAATAGAAATGATTCTTCAGCAAATGATATGATAATGTTTGATATTTAATATAATAGTTCTATATTGGTGTGTGTATAATAATTTAGTTTTATTCAAGTCATTTTTTACGCATTGTGCGTCTGCGTCTACGCCCGCCATCATAAACTGCACTAGGATTATCTTTGCTACTTTCCAAAAGTGCCTGATACTCTTTCATTATTTTTTTATCGCGTCTTCGCTGCGTTCTTCTTCTTCTTACTTTTCTTGATCTCGGACTAAGACTTGGGTTAAATCTTGGGCTAAATTGAATATCTACAAAAGGTTCTCGTCTAGCCTCGGCTTTATTGGATGGTCTAAGAGGTTTCCCTTTTTTATTATACATTTTCACATCTAAATTATCCTTTAAAAAATTTTCGTCAAAAAATATGAAACTAAATAATTCTTCATCTCTAATATGTTGTTCCCATTCATCCTCTACGAAAGACTCAACTTCATCGTATGGTTCACTATTTGCTCTTAAAAAAATATCAACTATCATATTTCTTGCTTCTTTATCGGCTTCAGCAGTAAATTCATCAGAAATAGTGGGTGTAACAAAGTAGCGATTTACATAACTTCTAATATATTTTTTACCTTTGCCATATAAATCTCGTGTGACATGATGTAAGACTTCTACTACTAATTCCGATGCACGATCCATAGGATAATTCTGAGGAGGAATATACTGGCTATTATATCTTTTACCTAGAGGCATACTGGTGCTATGATATACTACAAACTGCTGATTTTTTGGACCAGGAATTTCACGATGCCAGCTTTGCCCGCTTTCTTGAGGGAAATAAGGGAAAAAAACATTTTCGACAGCTTTTCCGGGAGTCCAGTAACCCTCTCCTCCCCCTGGATATTCAAGAACCATCATTCTGGCAACTGCTTGCCGAATACTACTACGATTTTCATCAGCGGTATTTGGAAGATCACCTAGATAAGCCCATTCTGCACCGATTGGTGCACCAATATTTCTTAAAGGGTCTACTGTTGCACGCCATAGTAACATTTCCGGACCATCACCCATTTGAGGTTCATTTATACCTACATCCGACGAATTTCCCGACGAACTTCCTGACCAACTACCCGACCTTCGTGAACTCGAACGTGAACCCGACCTTCGTGAACTCGAACGTGAACCCGACCTTCGTGAACTCGACCTTCGTGAACTCGAACGTGAACTCGAACGCGGACTTCTACGGGGACTTTCTTCTTGATCTGACATTAATGTAGTATACTATATTACTATATACATATACTAAATATAATTATTGGAATATAAATATAATAGTATGTATCAAGATAAAATATAAAACATATAAGATATAAAAACATATAAGATATATATAATATAAAAACAATATATGACAACAAAAAAAGAAGTAATTCAAGGAATAGCAGTATTCAATGATAAAAAAGTAAAAGGAACAGTTAGATTTACAGAGGAACTATCAAAATCCCGCATTCGCATAGATGTAGATTTGACGGGTCTAAAATCAATGGGGCTTCACGGCTTTCATGTTCATGAGTATGGCGACATGAGTGACTCGTGCGACAGTATGTGTGCCCATTTTAACCCCTATAATAAAACACACGGATGTCCCGGGATGAAAGACCGTCATGTTGGCGACCTTGGGAACCTCAAGACGAACGCAAAGGGAGAAGCAAAGTATACCTTTTATGACGATGTTATTAGTCTACGTAAAAAGAAAACAAATATTATAGGTCGCGGATTAATTATTCATGCAGACGAAGACGATTGCGGGCAAGGAGGGCAACCAGACAGTTTGATAACCGGACATGCCGGCAAGAGGATAGCGTGCGCTGTTATAGGGTACGCATCTCCTCCTAAAAAAAAGTCATAAAAAGTCATAGTTTCATCATGTTTCATCATGTTTCATCGTATATAAAATGACGGGTCGATAACACGTTTCGCACCATATGTAAGTTTATCGGTATCATATTCATTGATGCGTCTTTTTTCAAGCTCGCCATCGCTATTGCTAAAAACGATTGCCTTTATGTTTAATTTTTTCATGCGGAGAGTACAGTGTAAACATGGTGCCGATTCAGCCATATCACCGCTTCGCGAACGCCGCACAATATAAAGAACCAGTTTTTGAACAATTTTTGGAGACAACTCCATAATACAAAGTTTATGCAGAACATGTATTTCGGCATGAGCGCTACAACATTTGCGAAAATGAAGCAACCCATCCTTCGAGTGACAGCGTATATTGTTATAACCTTTTGCGAGAACTTTACCGTTTAAAACGGCAATACATCCGTGCTGCATAAGAAGAGTCGACTTTGATGCTTCTTCTAGCGCAATGCTTGCGAATCTTTGGTCTTTATTACTGATGGGTCGATGGCGATACACCAACGTGCTGGACGATTCCGTGTCAGACGACGAATGCGAGGGACAGCTTTTAAATTTTTCGTGAATAGGGGAAGCGGTATTTTCTTCTGTTTTCTTATAGGAATACATGTTATATTTATCGTTGATATAGTTGTTACACTTTTTGTTATATCTTAAACTATATAACAAAAAAAGGTTCAATTTCTTTTTTAAATAATATATAAATGGTATTTAAAAATAAAGTAAACGAAACGAAACGAAACAAAACGAAACTAAAAAGTTCAACTAATCTTCTTGGAAGGAGTCTCGTTTGAAATCAGGTAAATGGAGTTCTCGGTTACAATGATATACTCAGTCTCAACTTTGTAAATATTTGCAATTGGGCTTGTGTACTCATCTTCACTTTTTACTAGAAGTTTTTCACCAGATTCGCGAACACCGATGATAATAGACTTATCAAGGGAAGCGGTCCAGTAATCCATCATAACGGGTTTATCTTGAACAATCGCTAATTTGCAGCTATGTTGCAAGCAAACGTTAGATGGGAGACGGTAAGCAGACTCACCGGTTTTTCCGCCAGAAGAAGAAGAAGAAGAAGAAACTTGAGATTTACCTCCAGATTGCTGATTTTGATTCGCCGAACTCATATTATATAATTAACAAATTTAATAATCTTTAAATACTTATTAATAAAAAAACATATATTAATTAATTAAAACCAAGTTAAATAAAATCAAGTTAAATAAAATCAAGTTAAATAAAATCAAGTTAAATAAAATCAAGTTAAATAAAAGTTTCACATAGTTTTAGTAAAATAGACTAAATATTTTCAACGACATTAATAACTTTGCGACGTAGTTTTACGTTTTGTTTTTTGGGTTGAATAATATTCAAATAATTTCCGATTTCCGGGTATTCCTCTTCTAGTAATTTTTTAAGAAAGTCATATATACAGTGTAGTACATTTTCTCCACATCGACCCACGATAAGGACGCTTCCTGTTCGAAAAATCATAAACGATATTTCAGATGCTGTATGAATTTCATTTGCCGGAGGGTGTTGTCCCGTTTGATGTTCTAAACCAGGTATATAGTAAAACTTGCTTTGAATACCCGGATAAGAACATGCATCATAGTTGCTATTTATACGATATTTGTATTTAAGAATATTGTATAGTTTATCACGGTTAATAAAGTAGCCGCAGTTGAAGTTTGAGTTAATAAGAACCGTTTCACATTTATCGGGGATAAAGTCAATATCCGACCCCACGATTGGTTTTAGAATAGTGATAAGAAGTTTTAAAACTTGAATAAGCGACTCGTCCGTTTGAATCCCAGGAATTTCAAGTTTACCTGTATTAAATACTTTGATATGCATTTCCTTGAAGCCCTCGCCTGATTGGTCGCGTATTCGCATAATAAGCACAAAACAGTTGAAAAATGCGCGCTTTAATTTACACCGATAATTGAGAATATCTTTTTTGCAAAGACCGACATTTATTTTGAGTTGAACTTTAAATTTGATTCTTCCCTCCGGGTTGTCGATATGTTCTATTTCTTGTTCCTGATAATATTTTTCGTGTTTTAACAACTCTCGTATTTCCTCCAATTCTTTTGGATCTGTTGTAGAAACTTTAATCTGTTTTTTAATAATACATTCGCGCGGTGTTGAATATTCTGAAACCGGAATACTCCAAAATACTTTTTTGATATCAATGGGTTGATTCAAATACGAAATTTTTGTTTTAGTCGATATATATATATTACTACAAACAGGTTGTCGAGTTTCGTCATTTACTTCCATGTTTAATGGTGCGTTTACTATATCATGTAGGTTGATACCGCATTCATCCATGTCGTCGTCCACCTCGACCGCATCATCCACATCATCATCCACATCATCATCCGCATCATCATCCACATCATCATCCACGAGACCATCAACACCACCATCAACACCACCATCAACACCACCAACACCACCATATTTCGAAGTTCTATTATTTTTTTTCGAATGAATAACATGTTCTAAATTTTTTAAAGATGATAACTTTATTGGTTTTTTTGATTTTTTTAAACTGGGTATAGTGTCTGCACTAGTGTTTTGTAAATTGATAGGCAATGTGGCAGCATTAGTGGTATCGTGTAAAACTTGATTTGTTGTACTATGCGTGGCAATAATTTGCGTATATGATGTCATCGTCGAGTCCATCGTTTTTTGATATGAGTTAGTAACATTATTTTTAGCACTATTTTTTTCGTTTGACAGGATAATAGCTCCTTGTGTCAAAAAACTTTCCCAATCATCGTCCACTGCTGACATAACAAATTTTTTGAAAAGTTACGTGTCTCTATTTATTTCTATTATTTTCTTTAAGTTATTTCAATTATATATTTTTTATAAAACAATATAAAGAATATAAAGAAAATAAAAAATATAATGAACGAAGCCAAATTATTGTGCACTAGTGGATGTAAAAAATATCTTCAATTTATAAATAATATAGTTTAAAAGGTGTTCTGTTTTACAATCTTGAACGTGCATTATATTTTCAATATGATATAAAAATTCGGTTGTTATTTTATAATTTCTTATGATATAGTTTAAGTAATTTTTTATTATATTCTTTGGTTCTATATTGTAGTCCCTGCTTATTTTATTAATTTTTTTTAATATATTCTCTATTTTTATATTTGTTTGATTTGTTGTATTTGTTTGATTTGTTGTATTTGTTTGATTTGTTTGATTTGTTGTATTTGTTTGATTTTTTGGATTTTTTTTTAAATACTTAGTTAACTGAATCCATAAATCATTTTTTATAATTTTACATTCATGAATAAGGTCTTGATTTGACTGCATATAGTTTATCATGCTTCTAATATCAGACATAAAATGTTTTTGGATTGATACCAAAGTGTCATCTTTAATTTTAAGATTTTCATTGAGGTTTATCTTTTGTAAAAATTTCAATATATCATTTTCCGGAAGTTGATTAAACCGCATTCGTACAAATTCAGTTTGAAGGGATTCGTCGATACGACTAATGTAATTACAAATAAGACAAAATCGCACATTGAAATTATTATTATAGTTATTTAATAAATACCGAAGCGCTATTTGCGCCGTCTTTGTCATGTAATCTACTTCATCCAAAATCACAAATTTCATACCATCGCCAAATAAAGACTTTGAATTTACAAAACTGTTTATTTGGTTTCGGATAATATCAATTCCTCTTTCGTCGGAAGCATTTAAATGAATCATTAGCCCCTTATTTTTAAGATTCATTTTTTCTTGGTAAACATTTACCAAATTAATAATCGTCGTCGTTTTGCCTGTACCTGGTGGACCATAAAATAATAAATTAGGGAAATAATTATTATCTATTATATTTTTAAGTAATGTTTTATTTAATGGATCCAAAACAATATCTTCGAAACACGACGGTCTGTATTTCTCTACCCATGGTGTAGAATTTTTGAAAAATTCGCTATTATTTGTTCCTGTACCATTTGCCTGTATGCCACTCGAAGACTTATTTGACACTAACATATTTTCATTTTTATTACGATTTGCAATATGTATGCCTGAACTTATTATTACATTTTCCTCTACATCGTCTACATTTTTTATACCCCTTGTAAATTTTATAACATTTTGTATAGTTGTATTTGTTTCATCGCCGTCGCTACCACTATCATTATCACTATCATTGTCGCTATCATTGTCATTGTCACTATAACTATTACTATTACTAATATCTATCATGAGTTTATCCATTTTTAGCGTATATGCCATATTTTAAAATATGTTTTATAGTTGTTTATTTTTTAGTTTTAATAAGTTTTTTTGTAAATATAATTGAAACAGTATATTATATATAAATGAACAATACAGATTTATCAAATACTTGTTCGTTTATAGCTACCCAAACCACGCAAAGTACAAAAATGAATACTTCATCGTCCGCATCTGCATCCTCATCCAATAATGTAAACGCAAAAGTAAACAACGAAGGATATTTAGAGTTAATTCTTGGTCCAATGTTTTCTGGTAAAACGTCGACATTGAAAAAAATATATGACCAATGCATCTACTGCAATATTCCTATTATGGTGATTAATTATGAAGCCGATAACCGTTACTGCGATGCTTCATTTATGTCTACTCACGACAAAGTAATGATTCCCTGTATCAAGGGGGTATCTATTTTAGAAATCCTGGAAAAAAACAAAGAAAAAGTAAGCGAGTCGGAAGTTATCCTTATCAATGAAGGGCAGTTTTTCGAGGATATACATACCGTGATTCATCTTGTCGAAAACTTGCACAAACGTGTATATATTTGCGGACTAGACGGCGACTTTAAGAAAAACAAAATTGGTTCTTTGCTCGATTTAATACCTCACTGTGACAATGTATATAAACTCAAGTCGCTTTGTAGTGAATGCCGCGATGGCAAGTCCGGGCTCTTCAGTTACAGAATTACTGATGAAACGCAGCAAGTAGTAATCGGTGTAGAAAACTATAAACCGGTTTGTCGAGGATGTTTTGAAAGACTGTCGAATGCTAAGAGTTGAAATAAAACATATATTAAAACTATTTAAATTTGTCTTTTTAATTATTGTATATCATTTAATATGGATTCTGTCAATACCATTAACCCTACAAGTAACCCTACAAGTAACCCTAATAACGTAACCATGCACGAAGATAGTAGTAATCAAAATTTGATAAATACTGTAAATCCCGCGGTTGTTATTGAAAAGAAAAAAAGAGGAAGAAAAAAAACGATAAAGCCGGACGTAGTTTTGTCGAATGATGACGCGGTGACATCCACGGACACAGCCACGGACACAGCCGTTACTGAAAAAAAAATAAGAAAACGAAGAACTAAAAAGAACATGAACGCATCTGGAGCAACCAATGCACCTGGCACAACAGACGTAGTTTCTGGTGTGAAAGTAAGAAAACGCAGAGTATGCAAATCTAAAAATACTGACATAAATATGTCTACAAATGTAATAATAGATTCGAATAACCCTGACTCACAAACACACCCTGTTGAAGAAAAAGTTGTTAAAAAAAGAGGTAGAAAACCAAAAGGTGGAAAAATTATTACACAAAAACTAGAAGAAAATAATAATAATAATGAAATACCTAATATTATTTTACATCTGAAATGCTCTCTTAATGATATTAAAAATAGTGACAAACTTAATTGCAATGGTGGTGTAGAAGAGAGTCAAATAGAAAGTTATAATAACTCGTCCCAATTAAAAGGGAGCGATATTTTTATTAAAACCGCTCAACAAAATATAGAATCGAAAAATTTATCTACTACTACTACTACTACGACATCTGTTCCTGCATATAATGATAGTTTATCGCATTTATTTAAAGTATATAATCCAGACATTGCGTCGACCGCTTCGACAAATGGCGACGTCAATGTAAACGTAACCGCCAATAAGAATAGTAATGTATTCATTCCACATTCTACTGCTAGCATATTGTCTTGTTCAAGTAATGAAATACTAAATAACAGGGCAGGAATGTTCAATGGCGTCTATTCGCCAGATATTAATTTATATGGTAATAACGATTACGATGAAGGTGATGACGGAGACAGTATAACAGGTACATGTAAAAATGAAAAGGAAATATGGCGAAAAATAAATCAACTGAAAATTAGTTTTCACAAAAGTGACATATGCAAAAATATTGGAGGAACACAACGTTCAGCTTGTTTTTGGTGTACATGCGAGTTTGATTCTCCTGCGATTTATATCCCCAAAAGCTTAACAAAAGACGTATATAATGTATACGGTTGCTTTTGTTCACCGGAGTGTTCGGCTGCTTTTCTTATGAATGAAAACGTTGACACTTCTACGAAATTTGAAAGGTATCATTTACTGAATTTACTATATGGCAAAATATATAAATATGAAAAAAGCATTAAGATTGCGCCAAATCCTTTTTACCTTTTGAATAAATTTTACGGAAATCTCACAATACAAGAATATAGAAAATTATTTCAAAGCGACCAAATGATATATATTGTAAACAAGCCTCTTACTCATATTTTACCCGAACTGTACGAAGATAATAATGATTTTCTTCTTAACAGTAAAATTATACCGACAAATTCTGTAAACATCAAAAAAAATAAACCACTAAAGAGTAATATTATTAATAATGCATTTGGTATTACGGCGGGTGGTAGGTAATATGTAGAGGGTTATGAACTGAACTATTGCATTAAATAATGACATTACGAATAGTCATTATTTAAGTTTTCGAGTTGTATTACATATCCCAATCAATAATCCACATTGTGCTACGAGAAGTATCTCTCCAACTTCTTTGTTTCTCAATTGCTGTGTCGATTAAATCTTTAGGACAGCGCTTTAAATACCACTTAGCTCGTGGTCCAGCCTTAATGATGATATTTGGTTTGTCGTCCATTTTATACGCAATTTCCAGTATTCTCTCAAGACTAAGAGACTTATCTAAACCATGCTTACCTACACAACCTTCATCATTCACTGGGCGGAGATTTGATTCGTGGTATCCCAAATCAGCGCCAATACGTTTTTCCAAAAAAGCAATGTGTTCCATTTTATTATGTTTCTATTTGTAACTTAAATTCATTTCAATTATAATAAGTGGTTGAAATGTAAAAAGGTGTAAAGATAATTATTATTGTGCCTCCTTTGTTTCCTTTGTTTCCTTTGTTTCCTTTGCCTTTTTCTGACTTTCTAGAAATTCTTTGTATCTTTTTTCTTGTTCTTGTTTTTTCATAAACTGGGTAGAAGCATTATCCATATATTCCCTAATAACGCCATACCGTTTTTGATGAAGCGACTTTGAATTTTGCTCCTTTACATGTTCTGCAGTCTTATCCACCGCACCTAAAAACTCTTTTATTACAAGAGTAATGTCGCCTTTATGTTTTTCTAGACCGGCAATAGCTTCCTCCCTTGTATAAGTTGTTTGGTTCATAATAATTTCGATAAATCTTTCATATTTTTGTTTTTGTAAATTAATATAATAATTTTTTATTAAATCTTGTTGCCTTTTTACTTCGACATCATTTTCATTTAAAATCACATTTGAATGTTCGTTTTTTTCTGTTTCTGTTTCTGTTTCTTTTTCTTTTTCTTTTTCTATTACATTTTCATTTACTTTTTGTTCATTCTCTTTTTCCAAATTTTCCATTGAATATATTTACTATATATTTATTTATTAAATATTTTTTAAATCATATTAAACGAATACCATTATTTATATATAACTATTCATATATCGTATTTCCTAAACATTCAAATGTCTGAAGTCAAGGTAGAAAATACAAGCACATCAAGAAACTTTAAAAATAATAAAATAGATATTTCTCCTATATTAAAAGATGTTGAAGAATGTATAAAAACAGGATTGGATAATAAGTTACAGTCTTTATTTTATGAATTTGAAACATATGAAAAAACTCATAATGAAGTATTGAATCTAACTGTTGTAAAAAAATTAGTAAACCATAATAACATGCTAACTCGTATCGTTACAAATAGTGTTTGTAAAAAAGAAGTTAAATGCGAAGAACCACGTGATAATAGTGTGGTAGATAATTCAGAAGTAAATATTCTCAAGCAAGAAATTATTCAACTAAAAGAGGAGTTGAGTATATGTCGACAAATGAATAATGAAAAAGAATTATCAACAATTAATCTTGAAATTAAAGAAAAAAAATGTGACTGTATATGTAGTTGTAAAAAAAATGAAGATATAAGTATTGTAAATAAAATGTTATTAGGACAAAATGTTAAGAATATTATTTTACAAGAAAATCAAACAGAAGAAGCTGAGGTAGAGGAGGAAGAAGTTGAGGAAGAAGCTGAAGAAGAAGAAGCTGAGGAGGAAGCTGAAGAAGAAGCTGAGGAAGAAGCTGAAGAAGAAGAAGCTGAGGAAGAAGAAGCTGAGGAGGAAGCTGAGGAGGAAGCTGAGGAGGAAGCTGAAGAAGAAGCTGAGGAAGAAGCTGAGGAGGAAGCTGAGGAGGAAGAAGCTGAGGAAGAAGCTGAGGAAGAAGAAGCTGAAGAAGAAGCTGAAGAAGAAGCTGAGGAAGAAGAAGTTAAGTTACCAACATTCCCTACAAAAGGTGAAATAATGTCTAATAATATTAAAGAATATGTAGAAACAGAAGATGATGTAGAAACAGAAGATGATGTAGAAACAGAAGATGAAGAGGAACCGGAGGAACAAGAGGAACCAGAGGAACAAGAGGAAGAAAAAGAAGAGGAGCAAGAAGAGGAGGAAGAAGAAGAGGAAGAAGAGGAGCTATTCGAGGTAACAATCAATGGTGTAGTGTATGTATCGAACGATGACGAATATGGAAATATTTATTCATACATAAATGAGGAAGTGGGAGATAAAGTTGGAGAGTTTAAAGACAAAAATGCAATTATTTATGATGGAAAAAATAAAGGAACTTATGACAGAACAAAATATGATTTTAATTTATAACAAAAATACCGAATGGTATTAAATTTTAATTATTTGTAAAACCAAAATATTATGTTATATTTTTATAATATAATATAATATAATATACAACAAATAAAATAAAAATGGTTTTAGAAAATGTATGCCCACCAGCACTTTTATATTTAGCATTTTCGATTATTCAAATAATTATTGATATGTACAGAGGAGATACTGTACAAGCATTCTTAAAATTTATTGTTATGGTAATTTTCACAATAGTTCTTAATGCAATATGCAGTAGCGGTATGACAATAATGTCATGGTTCATTGTTTTTATTCCTTTTATATTAATGACTTATATTACTACCATTTTGTTTTTTGTTTTTGGAATCGACCCCTCGAAAATAACACAACAGAAAAAAAAGTGTGGAGAAACGCAATTTGGTTGTTGTCCTGACGGCGTTACTCCAAAAGAAGACATGATCGGAAGAGGTTGTCCGCGTACGCGATTAGTGAATGTGATTAACATAAAGGAACCTACACCTGCTAATAATAAAGATAAACACTATTTATATCCCCAAGGTAGAAGCTCGCGTGACTATTCAATCGGTGGAGGAAGTGTCTCAACGAATAAAAAATATTTGGGCGATGTAAATAGAGACAAGAACTTTTATGATTATAAAAAAATAGGAAGTTATAGAGACAGATTAAGAAGCAATGTTACACCAAAGGCTATGGATAGCAGATCCTCTTATTGGAAGTCAAAATTGGGTAAATCTTACTGGGACGATGACAAAACGGCGCAAAATAAAGTAGAGACTGCATCAAAACCGGCTACCCCCGATTTACAAGATAAGACGATAATTAATTATCTTCTATCACTATTGGCTCAAACGCAGCCAAAAGTAATGGTAGCACCTGCTCCTGGTGCACCTGCTACTGGTGCTCCTGTATCTAGTGCTGCTCCTGCCTCTGGACCGATTATTTCATCTCCTAATACTAATGTAGGTTCGCCTATTATAACTACTGATGGAATATGGACCGGTTTGCCTACTATTACATATAAATATGAGTGGTATAGAGGAGGTCAAGAAACACCAATACCAAATGAAGTTGCTAATACTTATACAATAAAAGAGGCGGATAAAGGAACATCCATTAAGTCGAAAGTAATAGCTACAAATTCAGTAGGTTCAGCATTTAGATTTAGTAACGAAATTGCAATTCCTGCTACCGCTCCTGCTCCTCCTCCTCCTCCTCCTCCTCCTCCTCCTGTTCCTCCTCCTCCTCCTCCTCCTCCTTCTCCTCCTCCTGCTCCTGCTCCTGGTACAGGTCTATAAATACTGTTATATTTATTAAAATAACCAAAATACAATATAATTAACATACAATATAATATTTATGTAAAAGATTTAAACATATATAAATATTATAATACACAATTACAAATAGTACACCCGCCACAGAATGATAAATCATACTTATACCGGCAACGAACGAATGGACATTTCATTTTTTAACTACTTTAGTACTGTCTCATTGGGACTAATGTGTTATTCATTTTTTAACCCTGGATTTATTTTTAGCGCATCGATGTTTTTCGTATATGGATTTACCAGAACACTGGTTACAACCTATGATGTATTTAACACATATATTTATACCCCATATAGAAAACATATTAAGAAACCTCTCATGTACATTTTGAATATAGATAATGGTTTATATGAAATAGAGATAGTGAAAGATGGAGAAATTATTCATAGATTTAAGACAATGTCGGATTTTATCAAGAATAATCCGATTGGATTTGTTAATGACGATGATGATGACTCTGGGTCTGATACTGATACTGACACAGAGTCTGGGTCTGATGCAAGTTCTAAAACAGAGAACAAAGATAATAATGAGAACACTGAAACAGATGTCAAAGTCGAAACACCCGTAGATGCGGATCTTACACACCAGGATGTTACTATTCACGAAACGGATACTAAAACAGAATCTTCGGGGGATGGTGAAGAGGGCGATGATGAAGGCGAGGAAGGCGAGGGCAATGATGAAGGCGAGGAAGGCGAGGAAGAAGGCAATGGCGATGAAGGCGACGAGGACGAAGATGAGGACGAAGATGAGGACGACGAAAACCTTATTTTAGAACCTAGCGAATATGACTTTGTTCTAAGAAATATTTACTTTGAAATTGACGAAATAAATAAACCTTTTGGTTATTGTTTGAAATACGAAACCTTTCGCAAATCAGATATGAAAAAGCTTAATTACGAATACGATGAAATAAAGAATATGATATCTAAGCGAAGATTTATCGGAATACACCTTAAGACAGAAGATAAAGACTTTATTATTAACTTGACAAATCCTGTAAATTATTATCTTGTAAACAATACAATTTTAGATTACTCGTTTCTTAAAATGTATCTTTTCAATCGCTATAACTTTATTTTAGGAAATACTTATAAATTATCATGCATTGACAACTTTATTGAAATGTATACGGTCGAACAAGGCAAGAAGTTTTTTATCAAGAGTGACTCGTTTAAAGTAGTAGACGATGAAACATACAAAGAGCACGACGAAAGTGTTAGTCCCATCGTTTCTAACGAGGAAGAGAATGCTACATCCGCCTCGCAAGAGACAAAGGATGCTTTAACAGAAGCAGATATTGAAATTGTAGACTGTAACTACAACACTCAGTAAGTGAATGAATAATAAATATCGAATAACAAATATTGAATAATAAATGCTGAATAACAAATATTGAATAATAAATAAAGTATATTATAAACCTATATAGAAATATATGTCTATAATATAACATAATGGTTGATAGTGATACTCATAATTCTCCTATTGTATTAAAAATGAATAACGGCACGAATACATTAGACGAAAAATCCAGCGAATCCAATAATTTACATAAATTATCTGATACATGGATATTATGGGCACATCTTCCACACGACACAGACTGGAGTATTAAAAGCTACATTAAGATATGTTCTTTTAATACTGTAGAAGAGACCATTTCCATTATTAATGTACTACCAGCAAAGTTGGTTACAAATTGTATGTTATTTATAATGCGCGAAGGGATAACCCCCACATGGGAAGACCAGCGCAATCGCAAGGGTGGCTGTTTTTCATATAAAATCAGCAACAAAGACGTTTCACAGGCGTGGAAAGAACTTACTTATGTTTTGGTAGGTGAGTCAATGGCGGACAATAAGTCGATACTTCCTCTCATTAACGGTATAACAATTTCTCCGAAGAAGAACTTTTGTATCGTGAAAATATGGTTAGCAAGTTGCGAATTCAGAGATTCTAGTGTTATTAAAGAGTTACACGGAATATCATCTCATGGTTGTCTGTTTAAAGAACACATGCCTGAGTATTAATATGCACAAAATTATAAAATAATATTATATCAATGCTTCAGATATTGATATAATAAGCCGTGAAAGTTGTGATGTGACATATACACTATTTACGAAGATGGCAGTGGTGAAAGTGCAAGCTTTACTTCTCCCAAACTTGCAACATAGTATTTAATAACCAAGGGCAAGTCGTTCTCCAAATACATTTCAATCTGGCTACACAGATTGGTGCATTTGATAAAATAACTCAAGTTTTTAAGCGAGAACTCCCCTTGAATAATTTTGCTCGTCGACTGTTTCTGAATGAATTTCATGCTCTCGTCTGATTCTACTCGCCGCACCTCCGCCGTAGCAAACTGCCCCGAACACTTGAAAATCAGCTCATTCCCTACCGACTTAATCTCCAACTTCTCCGATAAATACGACAAATCGCGAATAATCTTTTGGAAATCCGCCGAAGGCAGGTTGATTACCGATGAAAATACAACATTCGGCTCCTCCAACTCCTCCGAATCCGGCTCAATAAGTCGCAACTTTTGCGTCTTGCATTGTTTGATATCTCCATTCTCAAACTTAAGCCCGAGATGAGACACAATACCATCATTGTAATCTTTCTTCTCAATATATATCGTGAGCGTATCATCATTGTCAATTGAGTTAATAAGCTTGAACAAATGAAACATGTTTACACCTATAACAATCTTCTCCTTATCACACTCGTACAACTCAAAATTCTCTGCAGCTAAATGCAAGTGCGCCAGCATGGTATGCGACTTGTCCATATTAATAATACGAATACCATCCTTCTTAAATGTAATATTTGTCTCTAATAAAATATCCTTTAGCGCCGTCATTAGTGTCCTAAATGGCGCAATCTGGACTGTCTTGATTGTGAGAACATTATCTGGATTACTCATCCTTGGTTTATATATATATATCTTATTTTAACATAAATCTTTAAATAGTTATGACTATTATTAAAAATATATAAACGCAAAAATAATTAAGAATTACTAATTAAGAATAGTAATTAAGAATAGTAATTAAGAATAATAATTTATATATATATATATACACTAACCAACACAACATACGTTATGACTACAACAAATTCAAAATCATCGCAACTACCTCTAAACAATCCACCCCTACCAACGCCTTCACTATCACTAGCATCCTCCTCTGCATCATCCTCCTCTGCATCATCTACCACCCCTATTACGATTGTGAATGGAAAAAGAATCAAAAAAAACGGTTTTATTTATGTTTCAGTAAAAGGAAAACCTGAAGAAAGGGGGTATGCACAAGGATTTTTAATTGCAGAACGAATCGTACAATTTATAAGAACGTATGCATTTTTTGTTTGGACAGAACACGGAAGAGATATTACATTTTTTTCCAAAATGATAAAAGACTTATTCGGTAAAATTGTTCAGTCGCCTGAGTACAATGAATATTATTTAGAAATGAAAGGTATTGCGCACGGTGTTGTAGATAAAATATCATCATTTACTACTCAACAAGAAAAGGATGCATATTTTTCCGTGGGAGCTATCGAAGGAACTAAAATCGTTTTGCCGGAAGATTCACATTTGGAATATCGTAACTTGGCTTACAATAACGTATCACAGGAACAAAAAAGTAAGTATAACAAAGATGGGAAAAAATTAATAGATATCGACGTTGATATTATTTTTCTTTTAAATTGTATTGTCACTGTCGACTACGCATATTCCAAACTACCAGAAATTTTTAGCAGCAGTAAATCTTTCGAATCTACAGATACTTATAAAGAATATGTTGGAGAGGTAAAAGCATCGCATGGTTCGAAAAGTAGTCCAAAATTTTTTACACGTAGTAATTCTGGTGCCAATGAAGGAGGAGGCGCTGACAGGTGTAGTGCGTTTATGGCGGTAGGAAATACTTATACGAAAGGCGGGGAAATTGTGTGTGCTCATATTACATTTGATAACTATATGATGGGACAGTTTGATAATATTATTTTATATATCGATACATCGACAGACAACACTCCCAAAAAACCATCCTATAATATGCTGATGCAAACCTTTCCTGGCGGTATTTTTAGTTCAACCGACTTTTTTGTTACATCGGCACACATTATCGGAACAGAAACCACAATTGGCGGGTTTCATGCTTTTGAGTTACACGCCCCATCATGTGTTCGTTGTCGTAGAGCAATGCAATATTCGGGAACATTGGATGACTATGTCACAAATCTACGACTAAACAATTCAGGAGATTATGCGAATACGTGGTATATAGGTCATACACAAAGTAAAGATTCGAAGTCTGATAAAATACGCCCCGAAATTATGAGAATTGAACTGGGACTTAAATATGTAAATGTTGAAAAAACGACGGATGGTTACTTTATTGGCTTCAATGCCTGCTATGATGCACGTATTCGCAACCTTGAATGTAACAATGACGGGTTTTTTGATATACGTCGCCACTCTGGAGCACGACGTGTCACACTAAATAAAAAAATTAAAGAA